GATGGGTTGGGCCATGGTGAAACTCCTTCAGGTTGTGGTTAAAACGATGGATAAAACGCCTGCCGTCAGTGTCAGCCGCGCCGCGACATTGGAGCGGCCTATCAGGCTGGCCGTCTTGGTGGAGAGGTCAATGCTGACAACCGTGCCGTTGAGTCCGGCTGTGCCTGGGTCGCCCTTGGCGCCCGCATCGCCCTTGAAGCCCTGCAGACCACGGTCGCCCTGATCGCCCTTGTCGCCCTTGAGCCCGGTGGTGCCCGTATCGCCCTTGCCATAGGCCACGCCAGCGGACCAATCGGCCGCCGCATCCGACAGCTTGAAATACAGCAGTCCGGTATCCATGGCCAGCATCGCAAAGCCCTTGAACTGCAGATCGTAGAGCGCGCGGTTCGCCGCCGTGTCGCGGGCGTCGGCGTCAAACGATGGCCCGGCCGGGCCAGTGGCGCCCTGCACGCCCGCCACGCCCGGCCCCACGGGTCCGACATCGCCCTTGGGTCCGGGCACTTGCAACTGCGCCAGCGCAGTCGGCGTGATATTCGCCAGCGTGACGGTGTTCGCGCGCAAGCTGCCGTCATCGTTTTGCAGCAGCGCCTGATTGGTGCGCAGGCCGTTGATGGATTGCCCCGCCGCGTCCAGTTCGGTATTGATGGCGCCGTGGTCGGTGCTGGCGCCTGCGTTTTCAAGGAAGTTTTTGCTGCGGTTGTAGGCTGGGGCTTGCATGTCAGGCTTTCATGGTTTTATGGTCACAGCGTAATCACACGCTCAATACCCAAGCTAGGGCGGATACCATCAACAACAACCCGGCCCCAAAAGTCTCCCACCATTGCGACTTTCGCCTTTACCGTGACTTTCAGTTTCGTGACGCCGTTCTCGATAAAAGCCGCATCGACGGAAGAATAAGACAGCAGACTATTACCCGCGCTGGCAGTAAGACCCGCATAGCTGGAAAACGGAATCAAAATGAATAGGTCCGGTGAGCCATCGTTTGTTGATATGCGCAGCGATGTCGCATACTGCTTGTCTAACACAACGCTCAATACATCCGCCCCAATAGCCTTATTGATGCCCGCAGCCACCCAAGCGAGCGCGCCGGTTGTGCGGTTCAATGGTCCGTCTGGCATCTGGTAAGCGAAGCCGTTGCGTAAAAACGTGTTGCCCTTGCTATACATCGCGGCGTTGGCAGAAGACTCCAGGCCTAAAAAATAAGCATTATTCAGGCCATTTGTATCTTTATAAGGGTCGTCTGTGTAATCCCAGGTGTTGCCTGTAAATAACCGCTTTGCCCCAGCAACATTGAATTGGACGGGGTTTCTTACTCCTGCCCCTGTTGCTGTGATGAAGTAGCAGTTATTAAGTTTGAATCGGTTGTTGTGCAACTCCAGCGCCATCGGATTAGCCGATGTAATGAGCCCAAGCAGGGCGCCACGGTCGGCGGTGGTACTGGTGGAGTTTGTATAGGCCATTGGAGTTGGTACTTCGATCATGTTGCCATCCAGCCTGACACTCGGGCAATTCACGCTCATCACCATTTGCGAATAGATTTGACTGTTCGCCGGAAAGCCCATTAACTCAAAATTAAAGTTATTGCCCTTGAAAACCGTCTTTGCCGTGATGGACAAAATGTCAATCGCTTTTGCGCTGGTTGTCAGGCCAGCATCCCCACCGCCGTTATAGTGGCAGATGACAGTGTTGTCTTCGATCAGGATGCTTTTCATCTTGTCGATGGTGGCACCGCCATTGGTGTTGTCGTATATGCCCATGATGATGCATGTCGCATCGCTGGCGCCATAGCCGTTCGCGGCCAGCGCCTGATAGCAGCTCAGGAGCCAGGCACGATCAGCGGGTAATTTCCCGTTGGAAAAGGTATTGCCCTTTACTATTACGGCGCAATCTGACACACCGGCCGGTGGCGCCCAATTCGGGTTTGCCAGGTGGTACAGCACATTGTTTTCAAACGTGCCGCCTTTGACTATGTACTGAGCGCAGCCGTGGCTGTCGATACCTTTCCTGTAGTTGTGATGACAGTACGGCCTGTCTACGATGTATTTACCAACATTGGCAGAGGCTGTCACGCCATAGCCTGTACCGTTTTCGCCGCGAATGCCGTTGTAGGCATACTCACCGCCAATCACTTTAAACACAGCGGCATCCTGCACCCAAAATCCAGACCCGACGTTGTAAAAGCCCTCGCAATGCATCATGGTCACGCGCTCCGTGGCCGGGCCATATACGCTGAAGGATCGGTAGTTGAAGTGTTCGGCCCGAACGCGGGTAAAACGCACATCTTTTACATTGTTGAGTTTGAAGCCCCAGACCCCGCCGTAGTACACCGCCGCTGCATTGGCAGGGCCGCTGCTTCCATTAACAACACCCGCTTTGGTAGTAGCGGAAATCGTCATGTCGGCGAACTCGATGCTGTTGCCCGTGGTGAAACTCGCAATAACATTCGGGCTGCTGATGTTATCCACATAAGCAATCCGGCTGGTGTCCTCCTTTAAAAAATCCAGAATCGTGACGCCGATACCATCACCAAAAATGCGTAATTTATCAAAGTTGGCAAAAGACAAATTCCCCACTTTGATGGCCCAATGACCGGCAGGAATCTTGACAGCAGAATGCCCGGCAGCAATGGCGGCGTTGATAAGTGCATTGAATGCCGTGGTGTTGTCTGTTGCGGTTATTCGGCCTGCGTCTGCGCCGTCATAAAGCGGTGTACCAACATAATCTGAAATGCCACCCTTGTCGCGCAGGGAAGGGATTTCATCGAGCTTTGAGCCTACTGTTCCAACAGGTCGGCCAAGTAGCGTAGAGCCGTTAGGCGCGGCAAGTGCCACCATGCTCGGCCCGGTCTGCGCATTAAGCAAGGCCTGCGCTTCACTGGAGGCGGCATTGCTCGCGCTAGACGCCGCTGCATTTTTTGCATTGGTTGCCGCGCCCGATGCGTTGACCGCAATCACTGCGTTGGCTGCCGTGGCGACCTGTGCGGTCGCAGCCAGGCCAGCGGAAGCCGCTGCGTTGTCCATCGCCAGATTGGCCACGCTGGCGCTCGTGAGCGCCGATTCAGAGGCCTGCTGCGCCAGCGTCACGAAAGCCTCCACCGCACTGTGCAGCGCCTCGGTCGCCGATGGCGCCAGCGATTCAGCCGTGACAATGCCGTTTTGCAGCGCCCCATCGTCACGCTGAATCAGCGCCAGGCAAGCGCGCAGCTGCCCAATCGTCAGCGCCGCGCCATCGAACTCCTGATTGATTGCGTTGTGGTCGGTGTCGTTGCCGTCACGCTGCGCAAAATCAGTCGTCCGGCTATACGGCTGCGGCTGGGCCACTGCGGTAAGCCTCGGTAGCGCCAGCGCGCAGGCTCATGATATGGCGTTTCTTTCCATCGGGCTCCTCTTTCGGCTCCCTGGGCTCCTTGGGCTCGCCCGGTTCCCTGGGCCGCTTCGGGCTGGCCGCCTCGATGTTGGCGCGCTCCACCACTTCGAGCAGGCGCTCGCCATCATCATCGCCATAGACGCGCACGATTTTCTCGCGCCCGTACTTGCTGCACAGGCGTTTGTATTCCTCGGCCGCGTCCACGGTGATCTCGCCATCAAAGCCGCCCGGCGTGACGTGCTCCTTGCCGAACATTTGCCGCAACACGGCTAGTTCATAAGGCGGCACGGCCACGGTCGTGATGGTGTTGGCGTCCCGCCGGATGGTGGCCAGCACCAGCGGTATCAGTAGTTTTGACATAAGCGTTTTCCTTCAATGAGTTCAGGCAATGGCAATCACGGCCTGCGAGTTGCCGCGTGTCAGCGTCAGCGCGCAGCGCAGATTGACCATGGCATACAAGGCCAGAATGTCATGCGGGCGCACCGGCGTCACCACGTCCATGTCGTCGTCGCGGTACTTCAGGAACTTCGAGTTCAGGAAGTAGCAGCGTTTCTCCCACGGGATAGCAGGCGCTTCCAGCGCATCGAGCACCTCAAACTGCGGGTCATAGGTAATTTCGATGCCCTTGTAGAACACGCCCGTACTGGCGCCCGTGCCCGTCGAAATATCAATGCGCTTGCTGGTGCCCGCGTCGGTGTTCTGCGTCAGCGTGATCGAGGCCGCGTAGGCGTCAATGAAGGCGCCGCCTGCCAGGATGAAGTCCGGTGCACCGCCGTTGCGAATGGCCCGGCGCCACATCAGTTCCATGCGAGAGCGCAGCAGGCCAGCGGTTGCCGACACAATGCCGGTTTCGGCATACGGACGCCAGTACAGAGCGGTAGCCCTGTCCAGTCCACCAATGACCCCTACCGCTGGGTTGAGCGGTACGAGTGCATCGAGCCCGGCGAGGGCGTCCACGTCTGCAGTCCCATTGCGGTGCAGTTCCAGGTCCAGCTTTTCCATGAAGCCTTCGCGCAGCGACTCCATTTGCTCGTCCAGCAGGTTAAGCAGCTGCACCTTCTCGTTTTGCTCCAGCTTGTAGGCGCCGCGTTCGCCTTCGCGCACCTTGATACCGGCGCCAAACAGCCGGTCATAGTCCAGATACAGGCCATCGACGGCCCGGCGCCATGGGAAGGCGGCCAGTTCGGTCGTGTTGCGTTTGTTGAAGATCACCGGGTCTTCACCGTAGGCCCA